AGCCTGCGTGTGCGTCTGGGGAGTTTTCGATTTTCCTGGAGATGACATGGGCACCCGCGGACCCCTACCGAAACCCGGCAGCAGCGAAAGCCTTCGAGGTCGAAACACGCTCCGCCGAAAGACCAAGACCCCCAAGCCATCCGCGGTGACCATGCCCGCGACGGTGAAGGCCGACCGTGTCGCCTCCGCCTGGTGGAAGGCAAACGCCCCCGCCCTGATCAAGGCGCGCCGGCTGCGGCCGGAGCTGGGCGAAGCCTTCGGGATGCTCTGCATCCTCAAGGCCGAGATGGATTCGGCCGCCGCCGCGCTGGCCTTGGAGGAGATGACCAGGACCAGCGAGAAGGGCAGCTTCCCCCACGCGCTGGTGAAGATCGTCAGGGACAAGCGGCGCGACTGGCTTGCCCTGGCTCGAGACTTCGGTATGACCGCGGCAAGTGACGCGAGGATCCCGCTCGAGGAAACCGATGCCAAGGAAGCCGACCCCAAGGCCGCCAAGTTCCGCGCCTTCATCGGGGCGTGATCGCCCCGAGTTCGTCGATGGCTTCGTCTTCGACAAGACCAAAGCCGATCAGCCGATCGAGTTCATGGAAGATTTCCTCGCCACACCCGACGGCACGGGCGATCCGCTCCGTCTCCTCGGCTGGCATAAGGACTCCATCCGCCAGCTGTTCGGCTGGCGTCACCCTGATGGCCGCATGCGCTACCGGCGAGCCGCCGTGTTCATCCCGAAGAAGAACCGGAAGTCGAGTCTGTTCGCGGCGCTCGGCGTGTTCATGACCAGCGGGGCCCATAAGCCGACCCAGAACCTCTACATCGCTGCAAAGGATCGCGGCCAAGCCCGGACGATCTTCGACATGACGGTGGCCTCGATCAAAGGCTCCCCCTTCCTCGACGAGATCTTCGAGATCATCGAATCGAAGGCGACGATCCGAAACAAGTCGACGGGCCGGGTGATCCGCTGTCTCTCGAAGGACAGCGGGAGCAACGAAGGCTTGAACGGTTCGGTCCTCATCGACGAGATCCACGCCCACACCGACGGCGGGAAGCTGGCCGACGCGCTGATGTACGCCACACGCGCGACGAAAAACTCCTTCGTCGCCACCTGCTCCACCGCCGGTGACGACCGCAACGGGATCGGCTTTCGGTGGTGGCAGGATGCCGAACTGGTCATGAAGGATCCATCGTCCAATCCTACTTTCATGGGCGTGATATACGCTGCTGATCCCGATGACGACTTCTCCTCCGAGGAGGTTTGGCAGAAGGCTAACCCCGCGATGGGCGAGGCCTTCCCACTCGACGAGTTCCGGGCCGACTACCAGGATGCTTTGACGAACACCCAGAAGATGGGGCGTTTCATTCGCTACGGGCTGAACGTCTGGACCGAGCGAGACAACCGCTGGTTCCACGGCGACGAGTTCACCCGCTGCCAGATAGAGCCGGTCGAGCCCCTCGAGGGCCGCCCGTGCTGGGTCGGCATCGACCTGGCCGATCACGACGATCTGACGGCGGCCGTGTTTCTCTTCCGATCCGCCGACGGCAGCTTCGACGCCGAGCTCCTGGCGTGGTGCCCGGAGGAGTCCATGGTCGAGCGGGAGAAGAAACAAAACATCCCCTATTCATCGTGGGTCCGAGACGGATGGCTGACCGTCACCGAGGGGAGCCGGATCGACCAGGAGAAAGTCCACGCCGACATCATGGCTTTCCTCGAGGGCCACGAATGCCGCGGGGTCGGTGGTGACCCGTACCACCTCGACTGGATCGCCACGAAGATGCAGAGCGACGGGCTCGAAATCCACAAGATCCGGCAGTCGATTGGCTACCTCACGGGCCCTTCGAAGATTCTCGAGGACTTAGTGAAGTCCGGCCGGCTCCGCTACCGCAGCCCGATCATGTCGTGGGCCAGCAACAACGTCTGCATATGGGAGGACAGCAACCTCAACATCCGGCCCGACAAGGCCAAGTCGAGCGAGAAGGTCGACCCGATCTTTGCCCTGATCAACGCCCTTGCCCTGGCCTCCACAGACGCCGAGCCCGAGGGCGGGACGTTCGCCCTCACCGCGCTCTGAACTTCACCGGCACGGCCCTGCCCTGTCCCATGGTCGCATGGGAATCCTCGACCTACTTCCGTTCCGCCGAGCCAGCCCCTCGCTCCCGCCACCGGCGGTGGAGTTGCGGAGCCTGTCCGATGGCTCCGGGCCTTGGTCGGCGTGGATCTCGCCCGAAGCGGTGACTCCCGAGGTGGCCGTCCGCACCACGGCAATCCTGTCTTGCGTCCGGTTCCTCGCCCAGTCGGTGGCGTCGATGCCGCTCCGCGTGATCCGCACCACGCCCGACGGGCGCAAGAGCAACGCCGTCGACCTGCCCTGCTATTCGGTCCTCACCGACACGCCCAACTCGACGCAGTCGCTCTACGAGTGGATTGAAAGCACGATCTACCACACCGCATTGTGGGGCAACGCTTACTCCCGGATCGTCCCCGGCATCGACGGCGGATTCTGCTCCTCCCTTGAGCTCCTCCACCCCAGCCGAATGCAGCCGCGCCGGATGTCCGACGGCTCGATCGGCTACCGCTACCTGTATCCCCAGGGGGCCGGGCCGCTGGGGCAGACAGGGTTTGTCGACTTCTCCCAGGATGAGCTCCTCCACCCGCGGTGGATCTCCGACAACGGCATTGTTGGAATGACGCCTTCGACGCTTTGCGCCACCAGCGTGGCCCTGGCCCGTGAGCTCGACATCGCGGCCCGGGCGTTCTGGTCCAACGGCGCGCGGCCCGACATCGTGATCGAGACCGAAGAGACCTTGAATCAGCCAGCCATCGACGCTTTCCGCGATCAGTGGCGGCAGATCTACGGCGGCTCGCGCAACCGCGGCGGGGCCGCGATCCTTCCAAAAAAGGCCAAGCTCCAGACGATCGAATCGAACAGCAACGAAGCCTCGGAGTTTTCCCAGTTGCGGCGCGATGTGACGGCGGAATGCGCCACCATCTTCGGCGTTCCCGGTTCGCTCGTCGGCGTGCGCGAGGCAATGAAGTACGCGACGACCGAACAAGAACATTTGAGCGCCCAGGTCTGGTGTCTGCTCCCGTGGGAAAAGCGTCTTGAAGGGGCGATCAACCGCACCATCCTGACGCCCCGAAGCGGGCCGCAGTACGCGGGCGTGAAATGCAAGGTCGACAACCGCGGGCTCCTCCGCGGTGACAGCGCCGCGCGCGGGGCCCTCTACGACACGCTGGCCAAGTGGGGCGCGTTGCGCCCCGCCGAGATGCGTGACCTCGAAGACTTCCCCGAGCTCGACGAGCCCGCGGCCCGGGAGACATATATCCAATCGGGCTTCGTGCCGCTCCGCGAGGCGGCCGACGCTTCGCTCTCCGAGGCTCAAGTCTCGTCGCTCCTGGCTGTCCTGGCTGCCGTCTCCGCGGGCACGCTGGCCGCTCCCGCGGCCGAGGCGGTCATCGCCGCCGCCTACCCGACCCTGTCCGATTCCGCCGCGTCCATCGTCGCCGGCGCAAGGGGGACCACATGAGCATCGAGTACCGGACGCACGACGCCGACGGAGACGAGATCGAGACGCGGTTCCTGATGGCCGATCTCGCCCCGGTGCTGGTCGAGGAGCGGGCCGATGGGCCGCCGACGATCAGCGGCATCGCCCCCCCGTGGGACTCCTGGTCCGAGGATCTGGGGTTCCGTGAGCGGTTCATGCCGGGATCGTTTGCTGATGTCCTCTCCAGCCGGAAGCTCGATGTGGTGGCAGCGTGGAACCACGATGAATCATTCCCGCTTGGCCGGACGCGAAACAACACGCTCGACATCGCCGAGGGGGCCAAGGGGCTCGAATACCGGGCCACGCCCCCCCAGACGCCGAGGGTCGACGAGTACCTGACGCTGATCCGTGGCGGCTACATGGCCGGCAGTTCGTTCGCCTTCACCGTCAAATCGGACCCCGCCTCGGAGACATGGGCGACGGACGCGAAGGGGAATATCACCCGCACCATCACGAAAGTGTCGGGGCTCTACGACGTTTCGGTCGTGACCCGCCCGGCCTATTCCCGGTCAACCGTGGCCCTCCGCCGGCGGGATCTGTTCGCCGCGGCCAACCTGACCGAGGCCGAGCGCAGGGCGATCGTCGAGCGTGAGGCCGACGACCAGGCCGACAAGCTCCGCCGGATCGCCATGGACCGGAAGAAGCTCGACGCGCTGATCGGAGCCCGAGCGGCTTCCGCCCTCGCAAGGATGAAAGCCCATGGGCTCTGACCACCGCTGCACCTGCGGGGAACGGATGAAGGTCCGCACCAGCAAGCGGAGCGGGGATTCCGCGGTCCAGTATCTCCGCTGCACCTGCGGCGCGGCGGCGCGTGTGGCTGTTCCTGCCCGTGACATCTGGAGGCGGAAGAGATGACCATCTGCATCGACTTCGATCAGACCTACAGCCGAAACCCCGCCATGTGGGACCAGCTGCTTGAGGCCGCAGAGATCGCTCAGGTCGAGGTGATCTGCATCTCCCGGCGAGAGGACACGACCGACAACCGGCAGACGATCCGGGCCGCGTTCGGTGACGAGTTCCAAATCCTCTCGGCCCTGATCCTGTGTGGGCCCAACACGGCCAAGTCCGACGCCGCCAAGGCTGCTGGCTTCGCGGTCGATGTCTGGATCGACGACAGCCCCGAGGCGATCCCATCGACCAGCCCGACCCGGGCCGCCCTCCTCAAGGCCGAGCAGGCCGCCGCCCGGATGGACGCCGCCCTCAAGGGAGCGACCCCGTGACCCCCGAGCAACTCCAGACCGCCGTCCTGGCCTTTATCTCCTCGGCGCGCCTCAAGGCCGCCGGCGGTCTGACCGTCGCCGAGTTCGGCGCGCTCGTCATCGAGGTGATCCGCCTGGCGGTGGCCGGGCTCGACACGATTACCACCCTCGACGGGCCGGGGAAAAAGGCGTGGTCGCTGGCCTGCGTCGGCACCCTGTTCGACTCGGTTGCCGATGCCTGCGTGCCGTTCGTCGCCCGGCCGGTCTGGTGGATTGTCCGACCGGCCGTTCGCGCGCTGGTCCTCTCGGCTGCCGGCGGGGCGCTCGAGCAGATCCTGACGCTCACCCGCGCTGCCGCCCCGGAGCCCGTCGCATGACGACTGCCATCGTCCTCGCCGGCCTGGCCGTGGCCTATCTTCTGTGGGCTCGCCCGGCCGCCCCGTCGGGGCTGCCGCCTCTCACGCCCATCGTTCCGCCCGGCATCATGCCGCTGGGAACGCCAGGGGCAGCGGCTGCCGGCGGGCCGCACCCGCTGACGCTCCTGGCAATCCTCTCCGCTGGCGGGATGATCGCGTTCGCAATTCGAGAAAATGGAACGCCGCCCCCTGCCCCCGGCCCCGCGCCGGTGGTCGGGCTCGATCTCCGAGGCCGGTTCGTTGGGCCGGATGCCGCGGCCGATGCCGGGGTGACCGCCGCCCTCCTCGAGGAGCTTGCCGGGCAGATCGAGTGGGACGGACAGCAGGCCGAGCCGCGCCTCCGCACCGGGGCCGCCTTCGACGATCTCCGCCGGGCGGCGCGCGAGCTGCGGACGCGGGGCGTCTCGCTCGGGGCTCGGCAGCCCGCCGTCCGTGATGCAATCAAGACGTTTCTCGACCAGGAGGCCGGCACCGAGGGCGGGCCGGTCGATGCTGCCGCCCGTGCGAAGTGGGTGAGGGCGTACCGGGCCGTGTCGGCCGCAGCGGCGGAGGCGACCCGATGACGCTGGCGGCACCATTCCCGTACTTCGGCGGCAAGCGGCGCGCGGCACCGATCGTGTGGCCGTTGCTTGGCGACCCGTCTGGGTATGTCGAGCCGTTTGCCGGATCGGCTGCTGTGCTACTGGCTCGCCCGGAGTTCGACGGCCGAAGAGTGGAGACGATCAACGACGCCGACGGCTGGCTCGTCAACTGCTGGCGTTCGCTCCAGTTGTCGCCCGATTCCGTGGCGTCTCACGCATTCGGACCTGTAGCAGAGATCGACTACCACGCCAGGCTAGCTTGGCTTCAATCGAGGCGATCTCCAGACCTCGTTTCTTGGCTCGAAGGCGACCCGGAAGCGCACGACCCAAAGGCTGCCGGCTGGTGGCTCTATGTCACGGCCTGCGGGATCGGTGACGCATTCGGAAAGGGTCCGTGGAGGGTCATCGACGGACACCTCCGCGAGTTGCCGCACCTCGGGGACGCCGGGCGAGGCCAGCTTGCCGCCTATTTTGGAACGCTTCGTGATCGCCTGAAGCGCGTCCGCATAACGTGCGGTGACTGGAAGCGTGTTGTAACTCCGTCGGTCGTGCGTGCCGGCTGTGGAGGGGATGGATCGCGTGCAATTTTTCTCGATCCACCCTATGCCACGAGCGGCGACCTCTACCCGGAAGCAACGGCTGGCATCTCTGCTTCCGTCCGTGATTGGTGCGAGTCAGCCGATACGAAACTGAAGATCGTGCTGTGCGGTTATGACGACGAGCACGACGCCCTAGTTTTGCGTGGGTGGACGGTGCGACAAGGAAAGGCCGGCGGTGGTGCTGGGTATTCAAAGAACGCCGCCAACGGCCGCCGAGAACGGCTGTGGTGTTCTCCTGCGTGCCTGTCCGACGAAGCTGATGGATTGTTCAGTAAGACCTCGTTGAAGGCGACCCGATGACCCTCGCCAAAGAAGTCGCCTGCTG